CAAGAAATTTTGCTACGTACCCTTTTATTATTGCACCAAATGGTTCAGAAAAAATTGGTGGTGTAGCAGAAACATTACAATTAGATGTTAATGGTCAAGCAATAACTTTAGTTTATGTAGACTCAACGAAAGGTTGGGTTAATGTACAAAACGCAGAAGATACAGAAATAGGTCTTGCCGCTGCATTTATAGCAGCAACAGGTGGAACAGTTACTACTGTATGTACAAATTTTAAGGTTCATACTTTTACAGGACCAGGCACTTTTTGTGTTTCTTGTGCAGGAAATTCAAAAGGTTCAGATAAAGTTTCTTATTTAGTAGTTGCAGGTGGAGGAGAAGGCGGCTCTACATCACCATCAAATGGTGGTGGAGGAGGTGGAGCAGGTGGTTTTAGAGAGGCTAAAAATCCTGATGGAGGTTATACAGCTTCACCAATATCTTCTACTTGTGGATTAGCAGTTACAGGAGCTATTCCTATTACAGTTGGTGCAGGAGGTGCACAACAACCTAACCCATCTAATAATATGGGGAACGCAGGTTCAAATTCAATTTTTTCAACCATAACATCTGCAGGTGGAGGTGGTGCTAAATACGACGGTTCAGCCAACCCTGCTGCACAAAGTGGTGGTTCAGGTGGTGGCGGTGCTGCTAGTTCTGTTCCTAATCAACCCACTAGAAGTACAGGAGGATCTGGAAATACACCACCAGTAAGTCCACCACAGGGAAATGATGGTGGCACAGGTGGACCTAATGCTGATGGGACTCACGGTGGTGGCGGAGGCGGTGGAGCAACTGGTGCAGGTGGAAACGTTAATCCAGGAACTGCCGCAGGAACAGGTGGAGTAGGAGCAACAACAAATATTACAGGATCTCCTGTTGCTTATGCAGGAGGAGGCGGAGCAGCAGCCACAGCAGGGGGTGCACCTTCAAGAGGAGCAGCTAGCCCTTGTGGAACAGGTGGTCAAGGAGGTTCATCTCCAAATTTAGATGGTTCTGCTGGAACTACCAATAGAGGTGGTGGCGGTGGAGGTGGTGGATGGCCTGCCGCTGGAACAGCTAGAGGTGCTGGGGGATCTGGTATAGTAATAATAAGGTACAAGTTTCAATAGGTAAATTATGACAAGTAAAATTAAAGTAGATAATATAAATAAAGTTTCAGATGATTCAAACATCATCAATAAATGTGGTACAACAATTACACTAGGTGCAAGTGGTGATAGTATTGCTTTAGCGTCAGGTGCATCGCAATCAGGTTTTGGTAGAGAAGGTTCAGTAAACTGGCAAACAGGTTCAATTAAGACATCAACTTTTACAGCAGTCAGTGGTGAGGGATATTTTATAAATCAAGGAAGTGCTATTACAGCAAACTTACCCGCAGGATCAGCAGGAGCTATTGTGGCTTTTTCTGATTATGCACGAAATTTTGGTACATATAATTTTACGATATCACCAAATGGTTCAGAAAAAATTGGTGGAGTTGCAGAAGATGCAATTTTAAATATTGATGGTCAAGCAGCTACGTTTGTATATGTAGATTCTACGAAAGGTTGGGTCAACGTTCAAAATGCTGAAGATACAGAAATAGGTGTTGCACCTTTTATAAATGCAACAGGAGGAACGATAACAACTTGTGGAAATGATAAAATTCACACTTTTACAGGCCCTGGCACTTTTACAGTAAATAAAATAGCTACTTGTTGTGCAGCAGTTAATAATTTAGTAAGTTATGTGGTTGTCGCTGGTGGAGCAGGTGGTGGCGGTGGAGGTGTATGTGGCGCTCAAGGTGGCGGTGGCGGTGGTGGAGCTGGAGGCTATAGAGAAGTAGTAAGTCCAGGTTCTCCATATACAGGCTCACCAACTCAAGGATACCCAACACCTGGTAATAGAATTACAGTAACAGCAACAGCTTTTCCAATTACTGTTGGAGCCGGCGGAGATGGACAAGCTACACAACACAAAGGAGAATCAGGAAGTGTTTCAACTTTTTCAACAATAACATCTGCGGGTGGTGGTGGAGGAGGAGCAGCTTTTGGATATCCTCCTTATCAACCTTCTCCTGGAAATTCAGCAGATGGTGCTAATGGTGCTAGTGGTGGTGGAGGTGGTGTTGCTGATAATGGTTCAAACGGAAATAACGGAGCTGGTAATACACCTCCTACAACTCCAGCTCAAGGCACTAATGGTGGTATTTCTAATCCAACTACAATATCTAGCCCTTTTGGAAATTATTCTGGAGCTGGCGGTGGTGGAGCAACTGCTGTAGGTGGTAATTTTGCAGGTGGTGGTCCAAGTGGTCCAGCAGGAGTTGGTGGAGCAGGCGCAACATCAAGTATTAATGGAACTCCAACAGCTAGAGCTGGTGGAGGTGGAGGTGGTGGAATTGGTGGAACTGGTGGAGCTGGCGGTGGTGGAGCAGGATCACCTAATTGCGTTTCTGGAACAGCAGGAACCACAAATACCGGAGGTGGCGGTGGCGGTGCAAAAAATAAAGCACCTTCTACTGGTGGAAATGGCGGTTCAGGTGTAGTAATAATAAGGTACAAATTTCAATAGGTAAATTATGAGTGAAGTAAAAGTAAATAAAATTAGTCCAAGATCAGGCACAACAGTAACCCTAGGTGATAGTGGCGATACATTCACAATTCCTAGTGGTGCAACAATATCAAACGCTGGAACAGCTGCAGGTTTTGGTTCTACAGGTGAAGTATCTTGGAACACAACAAAAATTACAGCAGACCCAAGCACAGCAGCAACAGGTGTTGGATATTTTACAGATACATCAGGTTCAGCATTTAATGTAACATTACCAGCATCACCAAGCGCAGGAAATGTAGTTGCTGTTGCAGATTATGCAAATAATTGGGGAACAAACGCTGTTACAATTTTAAGAAATGGCTCAAACATTGAAGGAAACGCATCAGATTTTGTATGTAATCAAACCGGATCTAGTATTACTTTTGTATTTGTAGATGCTACCAAAGGCTGGATAGCAACTAATTCAGGAAATTCTACTCAAGCTTTTGGAGAAACTTTTATATCAGCATCAGGTGGAACAATTACAGAATGTGGAAATTGTAAAATTCATACTTTTACAGGACCTGGAACATTTACAGTTACTACTGCTGCAAATTGTGCTGCAAATAATGTAGTATCTTATGTGGTAGTCGCTGGTGGTGGAGGTGGAGGAAATAAAAGAGCTGGCGGTGGTGGAGCAGGTGGATATAGAGAATTAAAATCTCCTGTTACTCCTTTTACAGCTAGTCCTTTAGATGGTTATCCAAGTGCTCCAAATAGAATAACAGTCACAGCAACAGGATTTCCAATTGCTGTTGGTGGTGGTGGCGCTGGTGGAACAGCTTCTGGATCTACTTGTAATGTAGGAACAGCATCAGCTGATGGTTCAAATTCAACTTTTTCAACAATAACAGGAGCAGGTGGTGGAACAGGAGGTGGTATGTCTCCTAATGCAGGACCAAATGGTTCTGGTAAACCAGGAGGCTCTGGTGGTGGAGGTTTTGCTGGTGGTCCTCCCTCAACACCTTTTCCTGCAGCAACAGCAGCTGGAACTGGAAATGATCCTTCAACAACTCCTGCTCAAGGATTTCCAGGTGGAATTTCAAGAACTTCTCCTGCTCCATCAGGTCAATCTGGTGGTGGTGGTGGCGCAGCTGAAGCAGGTAAAGCAGGTAATGATCCAGGTGGATTGGATGGTAGAGGTGGAGCAGGTGTAACATCTTGTATAACAGGTTCTCCAGTGCAAAGAGCTGGTGGTGGTGGAGGTGGATCTAGAAGTCCAGGAGTTGCAGCTCCAGGTGGAGCTGGTGGTGGTGGAAATGGTGTGCCTACAGGTAACGGAACATCAGGAACGGCAAATACTGGCGGTGGCGGTGGCGGTATGAGTGATTGTTCTTGTGCTACATCAGGATCTGGTGGTTCAGGAGTAGTAATAATAAGGTATAAATTTCAGTAGTTGAATGACAATTAAAATTAATATATAAGGAGAATAATTATGGCACATTTTGCAAAACTAGGAGCTAACGGAAAAGTTATTCAAGTATTAACTATGGATAACGATAAGATGTTAAATGCTGATGGTGTTGAAGACGAAAATGTAGGTCAACAGTGGTTAGAAACACACAACAACTGGCCTGCACAAATGTGGATTCAAACATCTTACAATACATCAAATAATACACATTCAGGTGGCGGAACACCTTTAAGAGGTAACTATGCAGGTATAGGTTATACTTGGGACGAAGATAATAATATCTTTTGGCCAAAATCACCTTATGCATCTTGGGTAAAAGATACTACAACTGCACAATGGAAATCACCAATTGGTGATGCTCCTGCCTTAACCGCAGAACAAACTTCACAAAATGAAGCTGATACTCACAGATGGCACTACGTTTGGAATGAAGCTGGACAGACTTGGGACTTGACAGATAGCAAAGCATAAATTAAAAATGGTGGTGGTATGCAGAAGAAAGTATTAACAGAGCAAGCTCTATATTATGGTGATGTGGCAATGCCTAAAGATTGGGACATTGACCGAGATAAATTACAAAACGACATTTTAAAATCACAAGTTACAGATTCACCTTTTCCATTCTCACGAACATTCGATATGTTAAATACATATATGAGAGATCATATAAATTTAAACTATGGATTTACTTTAGTTAACAAAGAAACGTGGGGTAATATGTATAAACCTAGCGAGACTACAATACCATTATTAAATATAGATCCTGTGGATTTAAGAAACTCTCCAGATTATACATTACTCTATGGTGTAAAAGTTAAAGATTGTAATGTTCGAATACACTATGAAGATAACAGACGTAAAGGTAGAAGTTGGGATATACCATTGACTAATAATAAATTTATTATGTTTCCATCAACTAATATGTATTACCTAACTAACAATCAAAAAGATTCATTAAACTTTGTTCAAACAATAACTTATGAATATATCTAATCACTACTGGTATTTTAGTGGTGTGTTGACACCAAAATTTTGTGATGAGGTTATAGAATATGCTAAATCACAAAAAGAAGTTATGGCTAGAACTGGTGGTTATGGTGATAGAAAATTAAAAAAAGAAGAAGTATTAGATTTAAAAAGAAAAAGAAACTCTGATTTAGTATGGTTAAATGATACTTGGATATATAAAGAGTTACACCCATATGTGCACGAAGCTAATAGAAGTGCCGGTTGGAACTTTGATTGGGACAGAAGTGAGTCTTGTCAGTTTACAAAATATAAATTAAACCAATACTATGATTGGCACTGTGATAGTTGGGATAAACCTTATGATAGAAAAGGACCTGAAAATGGTAAAATTAGAAAACTATCTATGACTTGTCAGTTAACAGATGGATCAGAATACAAAGGTGGTGAATTAGAATTTGATTTTAGAAACTACGATCCACATATGAGAGACGAATCAAAACACAGAGTGCAATGTAAA